TTTATCGTCAGCGGCGGAGAGGACGGCGATTCCGGCACCGATTCCGGCGGCTCCGGCCCCCATCAGGACCTTGTAAAGCCAAGGGATCTTGTCGAGCACTCCGCCCAAGACACCGCCGAACAGACTCGCTTTCGTTCCGGCGGCGGCGAAAGCCGCGCCGATCCCGGTCCCAAGGGCGAGAAGTTTTTCAAACCCCCAGATCACAACCTTGATTCCTACACCCCACTTGATCAGCGTCGTAGTGATATCGGAGGAAATAATCGCCCCGGTAAACTTCGCGACCCCCACGGCCCCCTTGATCAGGGCGACGGAGAGCTCTTGGAAGTTTTTGATAAATTCCTTGTACCCCTCGGATTTCTGCCATTTATCAAATTCATCGGATAGTTCCTTCAGGTACCCAACGATGGTCCGGAACGGGCCCCCTTCCTCCATTCCCGCGAGATCGACCTTGAAATTCTGGAACTGGCCGCCGAGGGTATCAATAATTCCTCGGTACGTATCCTTCGCCATCTCCATGCCGCGCCCGTAGGCCTCCTCGATCATTTCGATCAGGGCGGCCCGGATCGCGCCAACGTCCTTTATCACCTCGCGGCGGATCTTCCCTATCTGGATCATCGCCTTCGAGCCGGTCTGGTCAAGGAGGATGCCGAGCCGCCTCATCTGCATTGTGTTCAGGCCGACGAGGGCCATGGCCACGTCCCGCATGTCGCGGCCCATAACCTTGGCCAGGTTGCCGACCGCCTTGACGGCGACCTCGGTATTGTCCACGGCGGCGGCCCGGAGAAGGACGAAGGATTCGATGGCCTCATCGGTATTCACCGGGTTGAAGGCGGCCCAGTCCTTAATCCTTTGGAACGTCGCGTCGGCCTCCTCCGCCGTGTCGATAACCGCCCGGAGCCGGGTTCGGTACTGCTCCATCGCGGAAGCGGTATTGATCAGCACCATCGTTCCGCGCCGCAGGGCCTCGAAGGAGAAGGCCGCCATGGCGAGCCCCTTGATCGTTCCAAGGATTCCGCCGAGGGCTCCGGCCTGTTTGCCCGCGTCCGCCGCCGCCTTTCCGGTATCCTGAAGCCCCTGCTTTGCCGAGGCGAGGCCGGAGGTATATTGGGACGAGTCGAGCCGCAGGGTTGCGTAGAGCTGCGCTATTTCCACATCATTCACATCCCTCCGAACAGGCGGCGGAGATCCTCCGGAGTCTCGTAGTCCGCGACCTCGGTATCATCTCCGCCTCCGTCCTCTCCGCGCCCCCAGACCGCGAGGGAGATATAGGCCGCCTCCTCCTCCCGGAACCGCGAGAGATTCCGGGAGAGGGAGAGAAAGGCGGAATACGGCATATCGAGAACCGTATCCGGGGCGAGCTTGTAGCCGTAGCATACCCGCCCGATGGCGTAGTCGAGATCGACGGGAGCGGGTTCATCCCCGCCCCCGCCGGTCAGTTTTTTTCAGCCGCCTCCAAATCGGCCTCATCCACCTGCAAAACCCGCCGGAAGAGGGCCGTCAGGGCGAGGGGCGGCAATTCATAAATTTCCTCGGGAGGAAACCCGGGAACGTGGGACAGGATCACTTCCTTGACGACATCTTCCTCGTTATCGTCCGCCGCGAGTATCTTCATCCTCGTCCGGAGAGAAACGGGGAGGATCGGGTATTGTTTTCCCTTCCATTCCGCCGTCCCGGTAGGCTGTAGAAACGCGTCCAGTTTCAGGTTATTCATCAGTCATCCTCCGTGGTCGTAGGATCTCCGAAAATCACCGTCCGCGAAGAGGAGTCCGGATGAACCTTGAAATTGATGTTGACGATTTTCGGATTCGTTTTGTTGTAGTCCAGATCGAACGTACCGATCGGGATCGCCGCCGGGAACCACATATCAAGCGACTTGTCGCCCGCCTCCCGCTTCGACGGATGGAGGATCAGGGATCCGGCGAATTCCATGAGATCCTGATTTGCCGCGCTCATGAGCACCAGCTTTTCCTTCCCTCCGGTCAGGGCGGTAGCCGCCATGGCGGTTACCACTCCGGCCCCCGTATCCTCTCCGGCGTTGGCGACGGTGACGAGAAGTTTCGCGTCGTCGTCCGCCTCGATGGCCGCCTTGACCTCGGAGGCCGTCGCCGTAATATCCGTTCCGCTATGCTTCAGGATCACGGTGATGGCCCGGTCCTCGACGGTCACGGCGCACGCCGCCTGTGTAGCTCCGGGGTTCGCGTATTCGATGGTAATGTCGTTCCCGGGGCCGATGTTTCCGCCGCCGGTTTTCGCCGTGAATTTCAGGTCGTTGTTCTCCCCGGCCAAATTTGTAGTCAGCGTCGCGGCGTTGTAAAAATGGATCGAGCCGGGAAGAGCCATGGCGAGCAGTTCGAGGGTGTACTCAAGGGCCGGGACGGCGACCGAAATAGGCCGCTTCGTAATACTCGTCATGATCGGCTCGGTCTCCTGATCCGCCTCCGTCTCGGTGCTTTCCGTCGCGAAGGAAACTTTCACCCCGCCCTGGGTCCACCCCAAATTGACCTCGCTCCCGGCGATCCCGAAGCTCGCCCAGCACGGGCCAATATCTACATTTTTGATCTTAGGCATTTATCACCCCTGCCTTTCTTCGGTCAGTTCATCCCACGACGCGATCACGTCGAGGTTGAAAACGAATAACGCCCGCCCGTCCTCAAGCCCGAGGAACGTCGGGGTCTGGTGGAATTCCGCGCCCGGCTCCGCGCTCTCGATCGCCCGGAGGGCTTCCCACGCCGTTACTTTCGCCGCCGTGCAGTCGTCGGACCGGACCGCTATTTGGAACGATTCCCGGCTCATGGGAATATCGGTCAGGGGCGAGCTCATGTACGGCGTAATGGTCACGCACTCCGGAATATCCGGAGCCCGGTACATAAACACGTTGTCGATTCCCGCGTCCGTAATCGCCTCGCGGAGCCGCTCGATAATGGTCATTTCCCTCGCCCTCCTCCCTTCGTATCCCCGCGCTCAAATTTCCGCCGCGCCCGGGCAATCATCTGCGGGAGCCGCGACCACGCCCGGGGGAGGGCCCGCTCAATCCACTTCGGGCCGCCGACAGCGGGCTTCGGGATCCGGATCGTCTTTCCCTTCCGCCTCCCGTATTTCCACGCCCGGGGCTTCCAGCTCATATCCTCGTGGAGCCGCCGGGCATAGGGGGTGTTATATGAGACGTAGACGACCTTCAGCGGCCCGAGGACCATTCCCTCATAGGCCGTCTTCGTAGACATGAACGGGGCGAAGGCGTAGACCGCTTTCGCGTCCGGAAGGGCTCCGACCGTTACCGTCCCGGACCGGCGGAGGGTTCCCGTATCGAGGGGGATGTTGTTCATCGCCTCCTTGATCGTGTCCTGGCCAACGAGCCAGAGGGCCTCCATCACGATTTTTTCCGGGACCTCCTCGATGTCCTTGTGCCAGATCAGGGAGACACTCATGAACAGCTCACCTTCCGGCCCTCGGCGGCTCCGCTGAAACTGACGTATTCATTCATCATCCGGACCGTGACCGTCAGGCCGTCCCGCTCCAACTGATCCCCCACCCCGACCGGGGAAAGGGTATACACGTCCACGACGGTTTCATGGGCTTCCCCCGCCGCGTCGAGGAACCGGCGGACGTGCCCGACCCACCGGCAGGGGATTTCCTCCTCATAGAGATAAAGCGGCGACCCGTCCGGGGAATATCCGGAGGGCCGCCGCCACACGCACGACTGTTTCAGGAACGACGTAAGCAGGGCCATAGAGGGTCACCGCTCCGGAGCCGTCCTGTTTTCCCGGGGCCGCCGGTCCGGCCCGTCGAAATCGCCCACGCCTTCGGGCAGATATGAGGGGGGCACTTTCCCCGGGAATACCCCTTGCTCATGCCGTCGAGCCCGATGGACGTTACGCCGTTGATCGCCAGTTCCGCCTCGGCGCCAAGGAGCCAGAGGGCCTGTTCGTAGACCGCCGCCTCGTACCCCGGGGAGGAGGAAAAGGCCGCGAGATCGTCACTTGCCTGTTGCAGGGCCCTTTCCCTTCTTTCGGGAGTCTGCGCCTCCCACGCCTCTTTCCCGAGTCTGCTTCCGTGGTACAGGTTCGCTCCCTCTATCGTCGGGGCCGCCATCGGGTATCACCTCGCTCCGTTCGGGCTCCGGGGGCTCCGGGGGTTCCGGGGGTTCAGGAGCTTCCGGAGGATCCGGGGCCTCGATGGCTTCCGGTTCCTCCGGAATCACAGGGGGTTCCGGGATCTCCGGAGGATCCGGAAGCAAAGCGGCGACCCCCAGTTTGCAGAGTCGCCGCGCCGCGTGTTCTGTTACCTCAAGTTCGGTTCCGGGGGCGTGCCTCCCGGAGCCGTCCCGGACGTATCCGGTCAGCGTCACCCACATTTCCCCTTCCCCCTGTTAGTCCAGCTCAATGACGGTGGCGATAAAAATCGCGTCCGCCTGGGGCATAGTCGGGATCGCCGTGGCGGCCACTTTCGTCCAGAGGGCGGGGGGATCCTCTTCGCCGTACACCTGCGCGAACAGTCCGGCGGTCTCCGTCACGGGAATTCCCGCCGAGGAAAGGAGGGCCTCCGCCGTAGGACCGTACAGGGTCTCGCCGACGGGATCCTCGGGGAGAAGAACGAATTTGTCCTCGGGGAAGAACCGGACGGTCGAAAGGCTCCCGTTCGCCGCCTCGACGCGGGATTTGACGTTATACGTGGCGATGGTCGGAAGGTCCATGGCGGTCAGCAGATTGTTCAACTGCGAAAGCGCAACCGCCCGGGTCGCCCCCTCGCTTCCGTGGATGAGCTCCCGGATCTGCTCGTTTTTCAGCAAGTTCGCGACGACCGTATTGCTGGTGAGGGCCCGCGCCGGTTTGATCCCGGTATCGTCAACGATCTGCTGGACCCACTCCTGCATATTGTCAATCGGGGTCGCCGTATCGGACGCGGTCCACAGGGCGGTCGTTTCGAGCGTGTCCTTGTGGTCCTCCGCCACTCCATAGTCCACGGTCATAATTACGCCGTTTTCCGAGATGGTCAGTTTTCCGGAGCTTACGGCCTCCATCCGGAGGGCCTCGATCCGGTCCTGTACGGACATAATCATCGAATCAAGATCCGAGAAGAGCTTGTCCCGGACGAGCTCAAAATCCCCGAGCCCCTCCCGCTTGATGGCGATGAGATACCGTTCGTTCAGATTGATCTTCCGCTTGATCGGGGGGATCTCCCCGCGCACTTTTTCAATGCCTTCCCGGGAGGCGATGGGGGTCTCCGCGCCGTAGGCCTGAATCGTGGCCATGACGGGAAGGCGGTTCAGGGTCTTGAAATACTCGAACGTGAGATCCTGTACATTTGCCGCCGGAAAAAGGGTAGGGCCGAGATACGTCCGGGGCTCCGCCGCCCGGGCATAGGACAGGACGGTTTTCACGTCGAAGAAGTCGAGGAGCTGCTTCATCACTTTCATCTGATCGTCACTCCCTTATATGAGCGAAATGCCCGGAAGGACCGCGAGGATCTCCGGCGCAATCGTCGCGGGAAGCCGTGCCGAAAGAAGTCTGGCATGGTCTACCGCCGAGGCCGCCGTATCACCGTCGGTCACGTCCACATCCTCCGCCAGAATGCACGAAGGGGTCACATTCCAGTCCGCGCCGTTATCGAGGGCGGTCGCGGCGACTGCCGCCACCACTCCGGCCCCGGTCGAGGCCCCGGAGTTTGCCGCGATGACGAGGGTCTTGGCGACGAGGTGCGCGTTCACGGCCGCGATTACCTGTGCCGCCGTGCTCTCGATCGCGCCGCCGCTTCCGGTCTTAAGGGAGGCGACGACCGTATCCCCGACCACGGAGACCGCGAGATCCTGACTATTGGCCGACGGATCGAGGAGCTGGACCTTAATCGTCTCGCCCGCCGCCCCGGGAACCTTCGCAGTCCAGAGGATCGCGTTGTTGCTCCCGACTATTCCGGTCACCAGTTTCGCGGCTACCTTGTCGGTTACCGGGATATACAGGCCGTTATCCTGTTTCCCCATGACCGTTCCGGCCTTGACCTCCTTCACGCCCTCAACCGCCGTGATCTCGGAGGAGTCGATGGTGATTCCTCCCGTTACGTAACGGATCTGCTCGGAGCCGAAAATATTGATCCGGCTCCCAATGGAGCTCGTTTCCAGTCCAAGTCGCATTCAATTCACGCTCCCTTATAATTTTTCGATCAGTACCCGGGCCGTCGCGTCAGACACGCTCGTAAGGGTGACCGACGGGACCGCCGCAACGCTGATGGTCGCGGAATAGCCGGAATACGTGTCGATGAGTACCTTCGCCTCGTCCTCTCCAAGTTGCAGGGTGAGGTTCCCGCTCTTCGCGGCGACGGACAGGTGGACGAGGCCGGACCACCCTTTCGGATCCGGCTCGATCTCCTTGACGAAGGTCCGGTCATTTCCCGCGTTCAGCACCACGTCCGCGCAATAGTAGATTCCCTTGACAATCAACAGGTCACTCCACCTTCCACGGGTTCATTCCCTCCGCCGCCGGTTTTTTCTTCCGTTCCTCCGCGAGCCGCTTCCCGCGAGCTTCCGGAGTTTCGTCCTTCGGGGCCCCGGGGTTGGAGGGCGTTCCCAGAGTGCTCTGGACCTTGAAGAGCTTTTTGACCTCCTCAAGATCCGCCTTGATTTCCTCCTCCGTTCCCCCCTTGAGCCGGTCCGCCAGGACAAGGGGGAGCCCGGCCTCGGCGAGGAGTTTCGCCTTGAGCTGTCCCGTTTTCAACGTCGAGATCTCCGCCTCGGCGGTTTCCTTCGCCTTTTTCAGGGCCTCGTTCTCCGCCTTCAGCTTTTCCGCTTCCGACATGCCGGAGGCCCGGATCTGCTCGATCTCCGCCATCAGGGCCGAAATCTCGTCAGGGCTCTTCCCGAGCCCCTCGAATTTTTTAACGGCCTTCTCGTACTCCGACCGCGCTTTTCGCTCCTTCTCAAGGGCGGTTTTCAGCCCGGTCGTATCCTCAAGCCCGTCCACCGCAAGAACATAGGATCCGTCCTTTTCCGCATAGAGGCCCTTGATTCCCTCGTCGAGCCCCTTCCATTCGTCCGCCGTCAATTTCAGCTTCAACGCCATGAAAATCACCCTCCCGGTGAAAAAGCTCCCCGGTATCCCGCCGGGGGCAAGAAAAAAGCCGCCCCGTTCAAAGGCGGGCTTACCTCCAGAGCTCCTGAATTTCCCGGACCAGTCCCGGGTTGTCCCTGATCACGCCCAGCATCCCATGGGCCACGATTTCGACCACGTCCTCCAGTAACTCTTCCTTTTCGTTCAGCGTCTTGTTGAGCTTCGAATGGGTGAAGATCCCGTGAACGATCTCATGGAGCAGAATGGCGTACTGCCGCTGTTCCTCCGAAAGCGCGTCTATCTCGATCTCATTGGTGCAGTAGCATATCTGTCCCGCGAGATCCGTTTTCTGCCGCAGACCCTCCGTCAGGACAACGCGAAAATCAAGGGCCCCGATCCGTACCGTTCCGACCATTTTTCCCTCCCAAATAAAAAGGGCCGCCCCCGGAAGGACGGCCCTGATGAATTTTTTTTATTCAAACACAATCGGGAGTTTCGCAATCCGCTCCATTTCCTCGTCGGAAAGGGAGATTGTCGGTTCCCTCCAATATCCCCGGGCGAGGATGGAATGGATAAAAAAATCCTCGTACCGGGTATCGGTCCCAAGAACGTGGACGAACCCGTAATCCTGGCGGGTCTCGATAAGGACGCGGTATCCCCGCCCTCGTCGCTCGTCCGGTTCCCCCTTCATCGCAATCAGTCGCATTCTTCCTCCCCCCTTCCGCCGCTATCTCTTGTCGACGCTCCATTCGATATTCCGCTCCGCCATCAGGGCCTTCGTCTCGTCCCTCGGCTCGTAGGAAAAAACAACCCTCTCGATGTTCTCGACCCTCGCGGATTGCTTGTGGTACTGGACCTCGATGTACGAATGCCCCGAAGTCCGGACC